AGGTTCAGGTTCAGGTTCAGGTTCAGGTTCAGGTTCAGATTCAGGTTCAGGTTCATAATCTATGTTAAGTAATATATTTAAATCTTCAACAAATGTGTCTTTATTACCATCAGCAAGAAGTGCCTGAGTACCCGGAGGTGCTGTTGGTCTTAATCTTGTTATATCAGCATAACCTGTAAATGAATAAGTTTTATCCAAGGCTGACCAAGATTGTCCTATAAAATGAAGATGGCTTCTGTTAAAAGCATTAGCATAATATTTACTTTCACTTATTTCTTGAACCTTGAAATCAGAATTATTCAAGAACTCAAACTTAATATTCTCAAATTGTGGATTTGCTGCACCACCTGTTGCAAAGGCACCACCATAGAATACTAATGATTGAATATCACTAATAAAATATTCTTTATCAAATACGAATTCAACAAAACCACCTGCGTTGGTAAATTGTCCGGATGTCATCAAACTACCATCAAAAAGCAAATTATCACTAGTAACATAGCTTCCAGGTGTATAAGCATGAGGGGCAGTATTAAACTCAGTATTAAATGTCATTGTAACTCCATCTCCAAGAGATAAAAATTTATCTTGAATATTTCCTGTATTTAAAGTTACAGGTTCAACATAAGTTGGGCCCTGAGCTCCATAATCAAGCTCTGATAATTGTATAGCACCACCTAATGCTTGCCACTCGGTATGAGTATAACTAGGAACATCTCTAATAATATCAATACCATTTATCCATAGTTGTATTTGACCTATCGCGATACCACTAGTTGTATCTATAACTCTTAATTTTCGAAATGGAATATTAGGTTCGGGTTCAGGTTCGGGTTCAGGTTCGGGAGCAGGTTCAGGTGCTGGTTCAGGTTCAGGTGCTGGTTCAGGTTCAGGTTCAGGTTCAGGTTCAGGTTCAGGTTGTAATTCTAATAAATGTGTAATTGGAAGTCTATTATTTATATAAGTAAGCACTTGACTTGTTACATCAAATATACTTTCATTAAGTCCATTCAACGTACATTCATAGATACTATCTGAATCTAATTCATAAAAAGTACCACTATCTTTGTTTTGTTGAGATTCAATTGCTTTGCTAATTGTTAATGCTTCGTCATAAAATTTTGTAAAGTATTGGTTGAAGCTATGACCTGTTCCTGTGTTCATAGTACCAGTAGAATTTTTATTAACAAAGTATCCGCTTCTTTGAACCTTAGGAACACTACCAGCCATAGTTATAGGAGCATAACCGTCGCTCATGCCATTTTTATATATTTGAATAGTAGTATTTGTTCCATCATAATCAAATGTTACCATAAGAAGGTTGCTATTTATGGTACCACAATTAATATCTGCTAATTGAGTACCATTAGTATCACTAATATATAGGTAGAAGTTGTTGTTATTATAATAAAGTCTTATAATGCTATTAGCAGTAGCAATTCCTTCTGTACCTGCGAACCATTCAAAAATAATAGTACCATTAGGATTAGCACCGTTAAAGTTATTATAACTTTCAAAAGTGAAACTTTCACCTACAATATTATCAGTAATACTTGTGTTACCCTGCAACCATAGATTAGAACCAGGTCCACCACCATAAAAACCATTTGCTGTATCTATATTACTATATGGATCTGTACCAGTACCTGCTGTTAAGTAATTTTGTACATGAGTAATACCTGTACGGAAATCATAACCAAATACAAAACTACCAGAAATAGTAGTAGGAAGATTTTCAAATACAATAGTATCAGGGTCAGTATATGAATCTAATCTTAATTCAAGTGATAAATCATTTTCTAATTGATGAATAAATTCATGTATAAATATTCCACCTGTTGTAAATGTACTTGAAAAACTATCTTTTGTAATAGTCATTTCAGCTGGAATAGAAATATATTTGAAAAATAGTACATTATTACTAGTTGTAACTCTTTTATATCTATGGTCATTTTTTAATGCTGGATATAGTGATCTTGGAAATTCTGTTTCATCAAATATTGAAAGTGGAATACCAGAAATGTCTATAAATTCATTACCATTTACATCGTCAAATGTTAAATGAGCACGATTATATCCACCAGAATCACTTCCATCATGGTAAGTAATTGTTGTTTGAAGATCACTATTCAGTTTATCAACAAATGAGTCAGTTGTAATGATAGTTCCTTGAGTAAATGAAGAAGAAGTAGAGTTAGTAAGATTTTGAATTGTAAAATCTTCAAATAATTCTATTAAAATTGCATCTTTTTCAGGTTCTGATTCAGGTTCTGGCTCAGGTTGAGGTTCTGGTTGAGGCTCAGGTTGAGGTTCTGGTGATGATTCTGGCTGAGGTTCAGGTTCAGGTTCAGGTTCAGGTTCAGGTTCAGGTTCAGGTTGCGGTTCGGGTTCAGGTTCAGATTCTGGTTCAGGCTCTGCTTGGGGTTCTGGTTCTGGTTCTGGTTGGTCACCAAGATCAATTAATGCTTGTGTTTTATAATCTTGAACATGAGAAACTTGTATAACTTTAACTTCATTAGCGTTGTCTTCTATTGCTCTATCAGTTGATGGAGAAGGGCGGGTAGTACCTATTGGTTCTAATGCGGTTTTAAATTTTAAAATTCGAATACCATTTTCTGTAAAATTATGCAACGAAACGCTGTATAATGGTGTTCTATTAAAATTAAGTAATTCAATATCTAGGTAGTTATAAAGTCCTGTTGTATCATTTAAATACATAATAATACAATCGATATCTTCAATATCTAATTCATCACGTAAAGTTATTGATACATCATTTGCATTTGTAATATTTGCAGTTGTTGAAAATACATTATCAATTATATTTTCATATCCTGTTGTAATACTTTCAACAATATTTTCGTTTATTTTCCATGCTTGTACTTCTTGTATAGGTACTGGAATAGAGGACGGGTTTTTAATTACAATATGTTTTATTAAGACATTATCAGGTTCTGGTTCTGGTTCAGGTTCAGGCTCAGGTTCCGGTTCGGGTTCAGGTTCGGGTTCAGGTTCGGGTTCAGGTTCTGGCTCAGGTTCGGGTTCAGGTTCTGGTTCAGGTGCAGGTTCAGGTTCAGGTTCAGGTTCAGATTCAGGTTCAGGTTCTGGCTGTAATAAAGTAGCATAATAACTTCTAACAATTCCATTTGTAAATGGGTCAGTATTAGAGAATGTGTTTGCTGTAATAGTTACCATAGAACCGTTTTCTGTAATGGCAACATGTCTTCCTGAAAAATCACCCGCACTTTCACCATCTAAATTTTCTGCTGTGTGAACCCAATCCATAATTGGTTGGGTTGCTCCATCATATAATAATGCAGTATCACTAGTAAAATCTTGATAAATATTTACTGAACCACTATCTACACCTGTTATACCATCATTTTCAGCAGAACCAACTATAATAAATTTACCATCTTTAGATAAAGCCATATGTTCAATAGAATTTACTGATAAATCAAATGAATTTTCCAATACAATTTCTGTAAATGCACTCCATCTTTGTAAGTCACTTGTTGTATTTGAAAAATCATCAAATTTCATTTTTGTAATATTTACTGAACCATTTTCGGTTTCGCCTCCTAACTTACTTGTTCCAGCCATTACAATATCAAAGTCATATGCACTATTATTTTCTGTAATACCACCAGTAATTGATACACAAATACCCATTTGATCTCGATTTTCAATTCCTTTCATGTTAAATCCTTGTGCTTCAAAACCACTTGGTGATGTAAATGTATTTCCATATGGATAACCTAATTGTATCCATTTCATATCGGTTGTATGATTTTCATCAGATGTAATTTCATATTGTTCTGTAGATGTATTATATATTAATGCATATACTGCAGTAAAACCACTTGCTGTAATATTTGCGGCCGAAAGAGTAGCGTTGTCAAAAGAGTCGCTTGCTAATACACAAGGAGCACCTATTGCTATAATACGTTTATCAGTTGGACTAATAGATACGGAATAACCAAATTGGTCATATGCTCTTGGTCCGGCTCTTACACCGTCAATAGTTAAATCACTTTCAATATGACTATCTAGTAGTGATGTATCATTTAATGTATTACTATTTGTATCAGTAATTATTTTATTTGGATTATATTTTGCTCCAATATCTACCCAATTGTTATTACCTTCGTCATAATCATAAACCATAACTCTACCACTATAATTTATAGATGTTGTACCATCTCCTTCAGATATACCAACATAATTTCTATCACCAATAGCAATACGTTTACCATCAGAAGATAATGAAGTACTTAAACCGAATTTTTGTGATATGGTTGCAGAGTTTCCTTGAGAACCAATTAAATCTTGCCCAATTTTAGAATATGTATTATCACTTTGTAATTTATATACTTGTACCATACCTGCAATACCTGCACCACCTAATCCAAATTCTCCTGGTGCTGCCCATTCAGGAGATGATATAGCAATAATTGTTGCATCTTCATTTACAGAAACTACACTTCCAAAATACATTCTAGTTACACCAGTCCAACCAGAACCAGTATAAGCAGATGTTGTACTAAAACCTTCTTTTCCTGGAGAAATACTATTATTAGTATTCTCTATTGTTCTTGTTGTTAAATTATTCCATTCTGTGTTTGAATTTCTTTGATAAACATAAACACGTCCTTTATTACCGTTATCAGTTGGTGCTCCAACTACTAAATATTGGCCTGAATGTGTCATAGCAATACTTGAACCAAACATAGAATCATTAGCACCTACTAAATCAGTTGTAAATTTACTCCATCCAAATAATGCTTCTGGTTCTGGTTCTGGTTCAGATTCTGGTTCTGGCTCAGGAGCAGGCTGAAGGTCAGATACAGAAAGACCGAGATACTCGTCAGCATTTAAATAATTCACGTTATAACCCAAATCTTCTAATATGCCTACTGTAATTCTACTTAAAGGCATATCTCCTTCAGATGTACTATTCTCATCCTCAATTTTAGCTGTCATTAACTCTTCATTTAAACCAGGATATTCAATCGGAGTTGCTATACTAGATGGTATAATTTGATTTGTATATAAATCTTTTATTTGGAAATAACGTTTTGTACTTTCTGGTGATACGTCACCTACTGGATGTTCTCCTTCATCTAAGTGTACAGTATTTGAACCTGTACCAAAATTGTCTTCAATAGGAATACCAAAATATTTATATGATGTACCATTTAAAGTATTTAATAATTTTGTGTATTCAAATACGCCATTTTCACCCGTATATAATAAACTAGTTGTGTCTCCATGGCTATCATCATCTGTTAATTGATAATAATAAGTTCTTAAATTATTTGTTACCCAATGAGGACCAATACCTAATATGTGTCCTAATTCATGTAAAATAACCCAATATAATATAGAATCACCCGATTTAGTATAACTATATGCTAAGCTTCGTGTTTGTGGTTTTTGAATTTCGACTTTACCACTTACAGGATATACTTTTGCGGTTAATGCGTCTTGCGTTGTACTTTGAATTACAGCACCTGCTAATGCAGTAGAAACAGGGATGTCTTTTAATTCTATTGATGTAATAATTGGATTACTCATATTAGAATTTAATGATGTAATTACAGATCCCCATTTATCAATAGCATCTTGAAATATAGATATAAAGTTATTATCTATTTTAAGATATTGACTGGAATCGTAAAATGTTGCATTAAATACATGGTTTGTAATATTAAATGTTGTTTCACCTCCATTTGTTGTAGTTATGTCTGCTACAATATCAATTAATGTTATATATGTTGCATTACTATCATCTGTATCAATAAATTGTGCTTTATACACTCCACTTCCTAATATACTTGGTATCCAATTTGTACCAGATGCATTACTACCATCAACAGTTGTTATAACATTATCATTTGACGAATCCAAGATTGAAACTAAACGTGTAGTTGTAGCTAAAAACATTTTATATTGTACATTTTGTGTTAATGTTACACGTCCGATAGTTGGATTATCAGGTTCTTCTTGAATTTTATGTATTGGCTTCTGAGAAACATCTGTGTGACGAAAAGTTGGGTAATTATAACCCGCAAATGCAGTCGGTGTTGCATTACCACCATGTGTATCTATCAATAGAGGAACAAAGTCACCGATGTACTTATTATCTACTGTTATCCTTTGACCGTCTGATGACATTTATATATATATTAGAAACAATTTTTAATATATATAAATGATTAATTAATAAAATACTTTAATATTGTTTAAAAATCTTCGTGAAGATCAAACGCATCTTCTGTGTTTTTATCTGCTAAAGCATATTCACTTACACGTTTTTCAAAAAAATTTGTTTTTGATTCAACTGATATTAACTCCATAAAATCAAATGGATTTGTTGAATCATATATTTTGTTATATCCTAATTGAACGACTAAACGGTCTGCTATAAATTCTATATATTGAGACATTAATTGAGAATTCATACCAATTAATCTACAAGGTAGTGCTTCAGTAATAAAAACCTTTTCAATTTCTACTGCTTCTTTTACAATTTCAATTATTCTATTTTTATTAATTTTTTTATTTAATTTTGAATAAAGTAATACTGCAAATTCTGTGTGAAGTGCTTCATCTCTAGAAATTAATTCATTTGAAAATGTTAAACCTGGTAATAACCCGCGTTTTTTTAACCAAAAAATACTACAGAACGCACCACTAAAAAATATTCCTTCAACACAAGCAAATGCGACTAATCTTGTTGCAAAAGTACTTCTATTATCAGAAATCCATTTCTTTGCCCATGCTCCTTTTTTTTTGATACATTCAAACGTTTCTAACGCATTAAATAATTTATGTTTCTCTTCCCTATCTTTAATATATGTTTCAATTAACATACTATACATTTGTGAATGAATATTCTCCATAGCTATCTGGAAACCATAAAATGCTCTTGCTTCTGAATTTTGTACTTCAGACATAAAACGCAATCCTAAATTTTCAATAACTAATCCATCACTTGCTGCAAAAAATGCAAGTATCATAGATATAAAATGTCTTTCATTATCGTCTAGTTTTTCCCAATCAGTTAAATCTTTAGATAGATCAACTTCTTCAGCTCGCCAGAAACAATCTACTTGTTTTTTATACATTGACCACACGTCTTCGTACTGTATTGGAAACATTACAAAACGATTATCGTCTTCAATTAACAGAGGTTCAACCACAGACTTTGCCATCCTAAATAATATAAGGTTGAGATTTTATATTATTTTGAAAAATTAATTCTCTTTAAGTATTCGAAATTATATATATGTTCTCTCATCAAAAAATAAAAACAGAGGATTATATATATATTATTCATGGATATTGATAGTATACCTTCTAATATATTTTTAATAGATCCTGACAATCAAAGAGAGAAGAGACTCAATAATAAGCCAGATGATAGTCTTATATATATTAATAACCCCATTATGCCCGATATTGAAGATATCGCAGAAAGAGATAAAAAGATTTTAAAGTTAAGAGATTTACTTCAAAAAAATAAGGAAGAATTAAAAATTAATCATTCTAAAATTGAAAGTGAAACTAAAAATAATTCTTACCTAAAAGATGTTTTAAAGAATTATCATTCATATAAAAGTTATATTATCAATATGAAAAGAAAACAAAAAGAAGCGATGGAAAATATATCCACACATTTAGAAAAAATTACAAATGAAAATACTTTAGGTGTTGAAAATTTAGAAAGAGTTAAATTGGAACAAAATCAAATACTAGATGAACTTGATAAAATCCAAAAAGATTTACAAGAACTTACATTAAAAACTGAAAAATAATGTTTAATTATATATATATGTCGGGAACAGTACAAGATATAATAACTACATTAGAAACAAATTTAAAAAGTTATGATCAAAATATGAACGGATTTTACGACCGTGCTCTAGATAAAATACAAAGAATTAAAGATCTTATTCGACAAATTCAAGGAATTGTTGCTAGTTATAATGATACACAACACGAATTACAATTATGTCGAGAAAACGAAGCAATTTATGCACAACAAATAGAACAATTACAAAAACAGATTGAAGATTTAAGAAGAATTAATGATGAATTAAGACGTAATGCAGATGTTAATGAAGAAACAATGAACCGATTAAATGAATTAAGAGATGAACATGACAAACTTAAAGAGGAGTATATTAAATTACAACGTGAATTAGGAGAAACAAAAACAGAAAGAGATGGAGAAAGACAACAGAAAGAACAATTAGAAAAACAAATTGAAGAGAAGGAAAGGGAAATAAATCAACAAAAAGCTGTTTTGGAACAAAATGAAATGGAAATCAATCTACTTGACGCAAGAGTAAAAGAATTACAGGACATGTTAGATGGAGAAAGTAGTCGTGAAAAAGAATTGAAAGAACAACTTGATGCATATAATGAGAAATTAACAGCATTAAATACTATATTATCAGATATGATGACAAATGATAAATCAGGACAAGTAGAAAAAGGACTTCAAGAAATTATTGATTTATTGGGTGGAATTCCAGGAGTAGATAGTGGTAGTTCATCAGGTACAGGAGGACCTGGGGGACCTGGAGGACCTGGAAGACCTGGAAGACCTGGAGGGTTCATTCCTCCTGTATTATCTCCTAATCCACCAGTTGCACCAGTAGTAGAACAACGTTCAAGTTCAAGTAGTGCTCCTGCACTATCAACAACACAAGAAAGATTAGGGGATAATATTAATCAAGGAAACCCATTACCCGAAATAAATCCAACTGTTGATGCCATACCAGATGTTAGTGAACCTGTATTAACACCACAAGTAACACCACGAGTAGAAACAACTACTCAAAATCCCATACATCAAGGTAGTAAAAACACACATAAAGCTAGGTTTAATAATAAAGAAGTCGAATTTGATATAAAAGGAACACCCACCGATATCTCGGCGAGAAATGCCAAGATTGGGAAATTGATTGAACAACATTTTGATAATGAACACGTATATAAGGAAAAAGGAAGAATAAATAATTATACCACAATAGTTGGAAAAGCAGTTGATATACTTGATGCCAAAAAGTGGAGATCAAATAGAACAAAGGTAAGAAATGATTTACAAAAATGGCAAGATCAATATACAAGTACTACAGGAAATAAGCCATTTGATGGTTTATATCAAGATACTACTAATTATGGTGTTAAAGAAAGTAATATACCTGATCCATTTAATATTGAATTCCCTATGCATGGCTCAAAGTATTTTGCACCTTCAACATTTGGAACAGGACATGATAATAAACCTAAAAGAAAAGGAGGAAAAAAGACAAGAAGAAAACAAGGAGGAAAGTCAAATAATAAAACAATTCGATATAAACGTCGTAAAAATAAAAAAAATTCTAAGAATTAATAAATATTATCAAATAATTTTATTTAATATTTATTTTTTTACAGTCTTAATATATATAATGAACTTTAACAAATTATTAGTTAACAAAACGTTTTTATACGTCGTATTTTTCTTGGCAATCACGAATGTTTTAGGATATTTATTTTTGGGTGATGATCAAGCTTTAACTCAATTTATATTGATCGCTATTATAACTTATTTTTTCAATAAGAATATGACTGTTGTATTATTAGTAGCATTACTGCTTACAAATTTCTTGAAAGTCACAACAATTAGTGTAAATAAGAAAGAAGGTATGGAAAATAAGGAAGAGGAAGAGGAAATGGATAATGATGTTGAAGAAGGAGGTGAGGAAATGGATTTATCTATGGATATGATGGAAGATATGGTGAAAAATGTTACAAAAGATGTAAAGGAAACACCTGCATTAAAGGAACCCAGACGTAAAACTAAAAATTCAAGAGCAATGGAGAAGGAAGAATTTTTAAACACAGGTCCAACAAAAAAACCTAAGAAGGAAAAATTTCAAAATTCTAAAAAGAAAGGCGGTAATTATGTAGATCAAGCGGCAACATTAGAAAGTGCATATGATAATTTAGACGGTATTTTAGGTAAAGATGGTATTAGTAAATTGACAGCAGAAACATCAACTCTTCTTAACCAACAAAAAAATTTAGCAAAGACGATGGAATCGATGGCCCCATTAGTAAAAAATGCAAAGGAAATGTTATCAGGATTTAATTTTGGTAGTTTGAAAGCTGTTGGTGGTGCTCAAGCCCTTATGAAATAAATAATATTCGTTAATTATATACATGCCAAGAAAAAATTCATATGATTCAATATGTTCAAGTAATATATCCATGTTACTCGTAATAGTATTAATAATGGTTATAATATATTTTATGTTTAATCATAGTCACAGCAAAGAAAATACTCAAGTTCCTAATCATATTCATACACCTTTTAACTTTTTCAGACCTAATTACGGATATACTAATTTACCAAATGATGTATTATTAGACCCATATTCTGCACCATTAAGAGATAATAGATATATGGTGCCTACTCATGATATAAGGGGGATGCCGATGGCAACACATATGCCTGGTGTTGGAGTACCAATTAATGTTCCAACAAGAGCTTTAGATGCAGAGTATCGTCAGGTTGGAATATTAACAAGAGCAAGTGGAAATAGTGAAACTATTTTACCTTTAATGGGAAGACCATTATATACAAGTAGAGATAAATGGCAATTTTATACGATGAATGATAAAAATAATCAAATCAAATTACCAATGAGTAGAAACGGAAGAAGTTGTACAAATGAAAATGGTTGTGACAATTTATATTCAGGTGATGCAGTTGATGTTGAAGGATACAACGATACATTTAAAGTAACTTCATATGATAATGCTGTTATGCGTTATATTCCATTCGTATAATTTATTAAATTTAATTATTATTTAATAAATTATTAATTATTTTACAAATTCAGCCTCTCTATTTAATTTCTTAGCTAAGTTAACAATCGTATTGATACCATTTTGCCCATTAACTTTGGTTTTTGCATCTACTATAAAATCTTTTCCATCTTCGCCTTTTAGTAATTTTGTTATTACCGTTACATTACCATCTGGTTTTATTTTTGTTACAATTGATTTTTCACCAGTAGGTCCTTGTTTTTGTTCTTCAGTTTGAGATTGTTGTTGTGAAGGTTGTGTTTCTTGTTGTGAGGGTTGGGTAGTTTGTATATCTCTTGACAGTGTTTCTTGTTGTGAAGGTTGGGAAGCTTGTGTTTCAGGATCTGTAAAACGAGCCTTTTGAATTTCTTCAGGTACTTTTGGTTCAGGTTTTCCATCAATAGCATTTCTAATTGTATTTTTATCATGCTCTAACATATTATTAACAATATCTTCTTTATCATCCGCCTTTAATTTATAATTCCTTTCTTTTGTTGTAAATTCTAATAATTTCTTTTTCTGTTCACGGTTTAATTTTCCAATATCAACATCCTTGTTATTTGCAAGATATATAATATCCATATCTGGATTTTTTGGAATAGGCCTGTCTGTATTAGAAAATTTATCATGATACATACTAACTGAAGTTCCTTTTTCAAGACCAAACATTTTATTTAATTTTTCTTCTTGTTCTTTCTTTTCTTCTTCTTCTTCTGATAATTTTCTTCTTTCTTCTTCTACTCGTTGATCTTCTTCTTCAAATGTATTTTGCATAAATCTTTGTTTCTTCATCATTGATTCACTTCTATTATCTAAATCAGTCTTTTTCTTTTCTAGATTTTCTAGTCTCTTACTAATAAGTTCTTGTTTTTTTTCTTTTTCTATTTTTTCAAGTCTATCTTGTTCTTCTTTTATATAGTTACTAATTGTTTCTAATGAACTTTGAATTATATCACTACAATCTGTATTAGGATTATTTGTCAATTCAAAAATACCAATAGAAGTTATTTTTACTTTAAATTCTGTCATTAATTTTTTATTGAAAATTTTCATATTTTTCATAATAGCATCATCGTACTTTTTTATTAATAGATTTATATCGTTCAAATGTTCTTTGAATGTAATATCTTGAAAATTAAATTCTAAGCTTGGAGGAAAATCTTCTGGTTTGTTAATATCAAAATTGGCTGCGGATTGTGCTCTTAAAATATCAATTGTCAATTCAAAAATATTTGGTTCATAAAATAAACGCCTATAACCTTTAATTAATTTTCTATATCCTTCTCCTAACATAGATTTTAATAAATTTTTCCCAATAGTTCCTCCTTGAGTACTAGAAGTAGATACACTAAAATTATCATCGAGATGGGGGAATATTGCACTTGAATTACCGCTTGATTCACTAAAGTCATCAAAATAGTCATCAAAATGGTCATCAACACCCACGTTTCTAGGTCTTGGTTTATAATATTCTTGACTAATGGGGGTCTCTACAGAAGATGTGGTATTACTACTATCAGTTGTGCTACTACTAACACTTGTGCTACTACTATCACTTGTTGGTGTTTTTAATTCATCAACTTTATATCTTGTATATGAAACAACATTATTTCGCAATTCATCTTTTGAATTTGTCAAATATAAGATTTTAAATTTAAATATATTTTTTTGTATGAATTCTAATAGTTTTAAAATTTTATTAATATATTCAATTCTCATATGTGTTAATTTTGTGGGATGTTGAAGTCTTAATTTTAATTTAGCATATAATATGTTTAAGGTAAAAAAACATTCTGCTAATTCAGATAATGCATCTTTTAATTTGAAAAAAGAACTAAGTATATCACTTATACTTGATGTTTCATAATTAATTTTTTCTATATAATTACGTGATCTCATTTTTTGACGATTAAATAATTTAAATATTGTTTCTAATGTTTGCATCATATATGCAATTTCTTCACATATTGATTGATCATCAAATAATTCATCAAAATCTTTTCCATCTATTATTTCTCCTGGTGCTAAGAATTTTTCTAATTTTTTTATATTTTCAGGTTTATTAACACTTCTTCTATTAGTTATAAAACGAAACCACATTACAGGGTCTTTTATCCATTCAGGGCTAGTATTTACCATGTTTTCAAGTTTTTTAAATTTAAATTTCTCACCCTCGTTATTTTCTTTAATATCTTCAATATTTTTCAATTCGTTATTAGTATTATAAGATAATTTATATATTTCTTGCATTTTTTTTATTAAATCTTCATAAATTTCACTATTTTCACTATCTAATTCATCATTATCATATAAATTTTTCATTTTTTCAATAAAAAATAATATTTCATTATATTTTAAATTATTCAATATATTATCCCAACCATTATCACTTTTTCCTTTAAAAACATATGGAGTATATTTTACACCTGTTTTTAAGTCTTCAGGTTCAATATTATATATAGTTTTATTATCAAAAATTCTTAATTTTGCAGGTGAAGTATTTGTATTTTTAAAACCCCTTTTCATTTTATCAAGTAATCCTCCTCCTTTTATTTCAGTTGTTGGTTTGATTTGTTCCTCAATATTCTTATCATATATGTTTAAATATCTATAATTATCAAATAATTCATTAAAAACTTTTAAATCGTGATCATCTACATCTTTAAAAATATTAATAAATGAACTATAAATATTAGTATTGACTATTAAATAATTAATAAGGTCAATAGCATCTATTTCTGTTAATATATACTCATCGAATATATGTATATTACTTTTAGTTTCATTAATTACAACAAATGGAATATTATAATCAATTGCAAATTTCTGAATATGTAAAATAAGTTCTTCCATAAATTCATTTAATTGAAGTTTGTTCATGGAATTTATATGAGGTGATGTATTAATATGCTGAATATACAAATGATCTATTAATTCTTTTAATGTCACAACACGATTGGATTTTGGAAGACTTACTAATTTATTATAATAATAATCAGGTTTATCCTCAAACTTTAAATTATCATTAAAAAATGTTTGTTTATACCCAATAATTTCCAAATTATACAAAACGCTTAAATTGAAATCTAATTTCAATTGTGCATAATCTGTTCTATTACCCTTAATTTCTTCGAAAATATTTCGTATATGCACTAATCGTGAATCATATTTTAAATTATTTCTTGTCATATCAGGTGATGTATATGTAACAATTGTATCCATGAAATTAATGTCTGTTTTATTATCAGCCAAAGTCATATCAAATGCATTAATACTTTTTCTCAAAAATATATTCATATCAATTAAATTATTAATTCTGTCAAAATGAATATCTCTCTTTTTAATTAATTCCATTATATTAGTATCATTTAATACTACTTTTGGTGATTCTATGTCAGTTGTTTCAAAAACTCTTTTATATGTTTCATTAATAAAATCGGTATCATTATAACTATATATTGGTTGTATAAACATACCCTTATTTTTATAATCGCCATGTGATTTATATGGCATAGAAAATTGTAAATCTGTTATTTTATTATCTTGATTACGACTTTCTAATTGTTTTAATATTTTTTGTGTATCTCCTTTTTTCCAAGTATCAATAGGATAATCATATATGCAATTTTTATAAATTGAACTTTCAACACCCAAATATTGTATCCACGATGCAAAGCTCTTAATAAATATACCTTTATCTGTCATACTATCTATTGTAATTTCAAATGGTAAACCCAATATTTCATCAAATGTCATATTTTGAATATCATGTTGAGCTAAATTAAAATCCCTTATTCCACCACCCAAATGACGTGTATCGGGTTTTCCTACTTGTCTAACTGGAATATCAATTTCATCAGGCATAATACGTACTTTATCACGTTTTTTTGGTCTTCCATCACTAGGTGCTGTTTCAGATCTATTAGAATGTAGTGGTGTTTTTGTTGCTGATATTTCTTTATAATCACCTTCTTTTTTAGCTTCATCTAATAAACTCATAAACCTGCTTTTTGGGTCAGCAGGTTTAACAAAAGTAGCTTTTGTAGGTGTGGGAGGAGGTAATGGTGATATTTTGTTATTTTTACTCATTATTTTTTGCATAGTTTGAATATTAGAACTAGTTGTTCTTGGTGGTGTTGGGAGTGGAGGAGGAGAAATTATTTTGTTACTACTTCTACTCATTATATCTTGCATAGTTTGAATATTAGAACTAGTTGGTGTTGGTGGTGGTTGTGGTGTTAAAAGTTGTGCAGTTTGTGTTTGTGGTGTTAAAAGTTGTGCAGTTTGTGTTTGTGGTGTTAAAAATTGTGCGGTTTGTGTTTGTGATGTTATTGGTGGTTTTGGGGGTGGTGGTTGTGGTGTTAAAAGTTGTGCAGTTTGTGTTTGTGTTGTTCTTAGTGGTTTTGGGGGTGGTGTTCCTAATAAAAAGGATTGTGCGGTTTGTTGTCTTCTTTCTTTTGCTTCAGATATTCTATTAAGTAAATTATCCTGCCAAACATTATTTGCTGTATTAGTTAATGATGTTGCTAACAAAGTACCTGTTGTAGTTTGGGAAGATGAAGAACCTTCGGTCTCGATGTCATCGTTCTCTGCATCTTTTTCTTCTTCATCATCATCACCACCATCAGGTGGTTGATTTTGTTCCATAATTTCACGCAACGCATCTCTTCTTTCAATAAATTTATTTAATTTTTCATGAAATACTTCAACAGAATAATCATTTATATCTGTTTTAACAAATTTTTCATTCATTTTTTGTATTACTTCACCAACTGCATGTTTTTGTTCTTTCATTAAAATATCATATACTTCTGTATTAGATTTATCAGAATATTCTGGATGTACTTCTCGATAAATTTTTACTTGACGGTCTTTTGCAATTTGTATAGAACTTTCTTTATTAACATCACCAGATAATTCAAATAATTCATTATTATTTCTTTTCCTAGTTATTGCATTACCTTCCGTTCCTACCACAGTTGATAATTCAGGAACATTTTCGATTAATTCTAAATCATTTTTAATACTATCTAATAGATATGTTTTAATAAATGTAATACCTTGTTCTTTATATTTTGAAGCTTCATCTGGTTCTGCTTTTTCCCCTTTTTTATTAGTAAATGTTTCATCAATTTCATCAAATAAATTATTTCTTATTTGTGAATAATTACTTCTAACAGATAGGTTATATACTTCATGCATGATTTCTGTAGTAAAATCTTTAGAAATTATTTCGTAACCTTCTCTTATTGCGTGCTGTTTATCATTGTGCTCTCTAACTACAATAAACTCATCTGAATTTGGTTTTATATATCCGTACATAACAATACCATTTGCAATTTTTTCTGCAGGTGTCATCTCTTTTAATGTATCAGAAATATGATCAGTAAATTTTTTCCAGCTTTGATACCGTCTTTGAGGAAAAGCAGAATATTTTATTTTATTATCTAAATTTACTTTTTCACCTTTTAATCTTTTTTTATATTCATCTATAAAATCATCTAATGATTTATTAATACGTTGAGGTTGAATTATTCCATTATCTAAGTTAGACAAAAAGTTAGCCAAATTTATTTGTTTTAATGCATTAGATTCATCACGAGCAATACCAATTGATATATTTTCTAGAGTTTCATGAAAAATATTCATCATATCTTGTTTTTGACTATTTATTTCATTCAATAAGTTATGTTTATTTTCAATAGCTATATTTTTGTATAAAGTTTCTCTAATAAACTTAATATACCTATAATTTTCTTTTCTTTTAATTATAGATATAGCTTCATTCTTAGTTATATTTTCATTCATATCCATAACTGTTTTTACATTATTATCAAACATATCAATTGAATTATTTAATTTTTCAATATGTGTATCACAGTTTGTGATAAATCTATTATAATTTATAATAGCTAATTGTTTTTTGCTAGTTTCCAAATGCTGATTATTAGGTTGTTCTAGTAATCTATTAATTTCAGTTTGTCGTGCTTCATCTGCATTAGTTAATTCTTCATTTAATCCAGTTATTCTTATAACATTTTCATTAACTGTTCTATAAAAATTTTTTAATGATTCTATTTTTGTTATTAAATCAGAAATATCAGTTTCAATATGACTTTCATTTGCAAAATCAAAATAATATAAAAAACTTAGTATATCATTAAAATTATGTATTTTACTATCAATATTAGCTCGTTTAAATTTTACATCATGATTAGAACCAAATATAAATATATCTTCGGGTAATATTCTAACATTTTCAAATTTGTCTTCAAATTTGGCGATTGAAGCATTAATATTTTCATTAATTAATAAATTATGGCAAAAAAGTAATTTCGAATAATTTTCGTACGAGGGTGTTTCCGGTTCAGATAATATTTTAACACAATAACCCATAATAATATTGGGTGTTGTTAGTTCTAATGGATCTCTATTAGTGCTTACTCTTTCAAGATATCCAAGTATGTTTTTTTTACAATAATTAACTGGTTCTATCAAATATTTATTAATGAGATTAATAACAACGTATTTATGTATATGTATTTTTGTCATATGCATATCTCTATTGTTATCGTATAAATACATATCAACTAATTTATCAATTACATTTTTTTCTACTAGATTTTCTAGATTAGGAGTATTATGAGTATAAACATTAATAAATTCTTTAACAGATTGATTATCATAATGATAATTATATTTTTCAGTTAATTCTGGGTCAATTGTTTTTTGAGTTAATGGCAATAATCCATCACAATTAAACATGGTGACATCAATTTTTTCAAATAAAACCGACAAACCCTTTTCTTTTAACTTACAATCTTTTAGCTCTTCATTTATTTTATCTAATGATTTATTAAAATCACCATTTTGGCTCAGTATATCATCCAAATTTGGAGAATTCATAGTATTAGTATAAATTTGACTTTCTTTATTTATTATTAATGGATTTTCACCACCTATAAATTTTTCAAAAACATAATGAGATAATACCATATCATTCAATACATTTTCTATTTTTTTTATAATTTTTAAAAAATTTTCTAAATTATCATTTTGAGGGTATGCAGTAGCATATACCTCTCTCATTAAATTATTTAAATTAATTTTATTTTTACTATACATATAAGTTGTATGTATTCTTTGTGCAAAATTACCATATAAAATACCTAAGTTGCCAGGATAAAAATTATTCTTAAAATCTTTTAGTGAAGAAATATAATGTTTTGGAGTTGTTTTTCTAATATTTATTATTCCTTCAAAATCAGTATCTGCTTTAACACTAACAGGCGAATAATACGAAATATGCCCTAATTTATTTAAATTTATTGTAGTTAAATTATCATTAATATCTACATAATCTTTCTCATATGTTTCCTTTAGTTTGATATAATTATTTGTATCACTTTTGATATATTTCATATATTCATTAGATAATTCTACTTGTTTGTTATTTTGATTTAATATATTATTTTCATTTTGGATATTTTCCACTTTTTGTTCA